CTAATTTACCTGATACAGTTCCATAAGTTTCAACTGTTGATAAGGTAACGCCATTCATTTCAACCTCAGTAGTTTTTACTGGATCATCTGCAATGGTGAATGTTTTAGTAGATGCGTTAGATTCAATACCAACACCATTGAAAGCTGTAATACTAGCTTCATAATCTGCTGCTTTAGGTAAGAAAGCCAAATCAACTGAAGGCGTATCTACTATTTTACTAAAGACATTATTATCTGAACTATCAACTACATCTACTCTATATTGTCTTACTGGAAAATCAGTTGGCTCAGTCCAAGTTAAAGTAGGTCTATTAATTGATGAAGCATCAGTATCTGTAAATACAATGCTATTTGCTTCAGGTGGATGTATAGCACCTATAGTTGGTGGTTTAGCTATAATTGTTGTTGGTTCTTGAGCTGGTACTTCCCATGTATAAACATCAAAGTATTCAATTAAGCTAACAGCAACTAATCCATTTGCCTGTAATTCTAATGCTTCTACTCGGCAAATCTTTACATTAAAGTTTAAGGGTAAGTAAGTGAGGTCAACAATATCACCTACGTTTAATTTATACATCTCAGGAGTTCCTAAGAACTGCATAGTGGTCTGATTTCTGCTTCTAGTTAGAATAGCCTTACCCATGTTATAAGCTATATATGGGTCTGTTACATAAGGGAACTCTGCTTTAACTTCTAATATTTCACCATCATCTGAATAGTATTCAGGCGATGCATCATGCAAAACTGTAGCTGTATCTAGTTCGTATTTCTTATTTGCATTAAAGAACTCAATAACAACCTTGTTTGCTCTTTTGTCTTTATTACCATAATCAACTGATATACCAGCATCAGCAATAATATGGTCATCAGTAATACTAAATGTAGAAGTGCCTGTATCTTCTATTTGTAATTCATATTTGCCATCAATATAAGTAAAGATACCTCGCATGTTTGCAAGTAATTCTTTGGCGTTATCCATGACATTTTTATTAGTGTCAATATAACCATTACAATGAAATCTTTTAGTTCTACCTCTTATAGTTCCAGCTTCATTTGTATAATCTTCTTGTAAAGTATCATCTATATATAATCTGTTTTCTTGTGTTTGGTCGTAAAACTCATACCTAGAACTATCTTTAATATCTTTCTGATCAATAACTAAATTACCATCAGAGTCTTTTATGTCTACAACTTCATCTATTTTATTTTGCCACCAGTCATCATTGTCATTGATAAGAATATAATCATTACCTGTATCGCCACTCCATGTAAAACTCTGATAATTACCATTGTAGTAAGGTTGATCTACTAAGGTATCGCATTTATCAGCAGCAGTTCCTATAGCAGTCATATTGATTTGTGATGTTGCTAAACCTTTACCATATTCATCATTTTGTATGTAGTCTAAGAAACATAGGGCTGGATTAGATGACCATTTTGTAGAATTATCTCTTGGGTCAAAAACTCTTTTACCTCTAACCTGTACTGTTATTTGCGGTACGCCTTTATACATACCTTTCTTATCGTAATCAAATGAAGCAGCTATATAGCAAATACCATTTAATTTATGTGCTGTTGTCCATTGTGAACCAATAGATGCTGAAAGCATTGGGTCTACTGTTTGTGAAGATGCACCATGATGTAAGTTAAATACAAAAGAATATCTAAGAGCTGGATTAGTTCCTAAGTTACCAGCACTAGAGTATTGATTGTCTCCAACCTGAGATGCAGTATTTAAAGGTCTGTGATTTCCATAACCAGTTTGCCCATATCTATCTGAGCCTACATATCCACCACCTTTGTAGATATTTCCATCATAAATACTATTACCATCAATCTCTATTGAGTTTGGAATAATCTCATCACATTCACCAACTGCCAAAGCATAAACAACAAACAAATCTCTTGATCTGTTTTGTGCTGTGTCCATGTAGACAATTTGAGTACCAACCCTTCTTGTTCCATATATAACTGGTATCTTGCCACCAGCAGCAGTCTTGTTGGCTAAGATGTCTTGACCTTTAGACATCATTTGTCTAGCTTGTAAGAACCCTTTAACACCTACAACAGCAGTTATGATTGTAAATGCTGTATAAATTGCTTGAGCTGTTTCGCTAGCCTTATAAGCCTGATATATGTCTACAAAAAACTTTACAACTTTATCAAGAGCCATTAGCTACCCCACCTTACATCTGATTTTACTTGAGTGGCAAACTCTAAACCTTTATCACCTGAATATTCTGATTGTTGAGACTCATCTGAATAGTGCCTGCCCTTTGTTAAGTTCCAATTTGCCCAATGCGAAGCCACAGTCATTGCTATTACAGAATTTTCTACACTTTCTGAAATAGATACGCTTCTGATTTGACCTGTAAAATAATTTATAGCACCTACTAAAGTTTCATCACTATTAAAGTAAGCTAAATATATCTCAACTGTTTTGTCTGTAAATGCTCCGCTTTGTACTAAATTTCTAACTTGATTGGTTACATTTGAAAAACCAATATTAATTTCATCTACTTGTAATTGTCCTGTTTCTGCAACTGAGTCTACTGTTAAAAAAGAACCTCCAGCTTCATAAGAGTTAGAATCATAAGTAACATCTGAATACCAATCAGTTAATCTTATGGTTGTAGATAATCCTAACTCAACAAGAAATGCTGTTTTGGTTTGTTGTGCTGAAACTTGTGTTTGTAAATCTGTTGATAAACTTCTTGGCATTATGTTATTACCTCTCTAACATCAAATGAAATGCTGTAAAAACCATTAGCATCTGTACTATACATAATATCATTATTCTCAAGATATACAGTAAAAGATGGCTTGTTTACAGTAACTTCTTCATTATCTGCTAAAGAGCTAACAAGATTTGGAGATATTTTTACAGCAGCTAGTCCGCCTGAAGCATTTGCATCTTCTTGCACCATATAAACTTTTGAATGACTGGCAAATTTAATTAAGTCACCAGCTTTTAATGCACCTGTTGTTTGTGAGAAACCATCCATGTTTACAGTATCTATTCCTGCTGAATGTGCGGTGTTTACAAGTATATCTGTTTCACCTTTACTTGCACCTAAATTATCTAGTGGTGCTTGTATTGTAAAGTTGCCAATAGCACCTTTTTGTTTTTGTAAGAAAGCGAATATCTCCTGTGCTTTCTCTTGTTGTATTGGTGGCATTTGAACTGTGAATGAAAAATACTGAGAGCCTATTTGTCTTGCAGACTTTTTGCCTGATAGGGTTTGATTCAGTAATGTAGGTCTATTGTCTTGAAAGTTTATTGACCTAAAGTTTGGGTCTGTAGGAAATGCACCTGACATTATACTATCCCCATTTTGCCTTGAGTATTCATGGCATTGTTAATTATTTGTGTTATTAATCCTTTTCTTGATGTTAGTAACTGGTCAAATCCAGCAGCATCAACTGTTGATATGTTGAAGTTTACTGTAGCACCCATACCTTGTCCTTTTGTATGATCTATAACAGTCTCATTTGGATGTAGTATTGCTGGGAAACCACCTCTTCCATCTATACCACCTGCTCTTGCACCAGTTCCAGTAAAACCACCACCCTCATTGCTTGATTTAAAGAAATCACCAAAGTCTGAAAAAAATGATTCAGCACCGCTAGTTAAAGGCTTTATTATCATTTGTTGTATTGCAATCCTTGCTAGTTGCTCAACAACGTAAGTAGCAAAACTTTCAAATTCTAATTTACCTGTTTTTAAACCATCAACAATAGCATCTTCAAACTTTTTCATTGTGTTTACTGCTGTTGTTTGCATTGTTTTATCAATATCTTCTAAGGTAGCTTGAAATACCTGTAAAGGATTTAAGTTATCAACCATACCTGATTGAAATGACTCAAAGAATTTATTAGATGACAATGTGCCATTCTTTACTGCTTCAATTAATTGATCTATGTATTCAAGACTTGTATTACCCTCAGGATCAAATTTAAGCTGCTGATTCATTTCTAATAATGATCGTGCTACTTTTTGTATTTCATCATTTATTTCATTGTAATCTTTAAATACTTTTCTTCTTGAAATACTTATGTATGTTTGAGAGTTTGATTTAAGTGCTGCAGTTAGTTCTTCTAAATATTTTTTCTGATCTATAAATGCTGCTCTTGCTTTATCACTTTCTGAAACTATATCTCCAAATAATGCTTTACCTACAGCCGACATTTGAAATTCAACAAACTTCATTTGAAGCTCATCAAACATATTATTAAAAGATATGATTACATTTTTCACAGCTTCTAAAACAGAAACAGCTATAGATTTACCTAAGGCATCAAATCCACCAGCAGCGTTCTTATTAGCGGTTATTGTTTCGCCAATTTTTTCTGCTATTAATTGTAAGGCTGGAACAAATGCTGAAGTTATATTATTTGCAAATGCACCTATCTGTAGTTTTATTACTGATACTGTATCATTAAATTTTTCAACACCTTTAATAGTGTCTCTATCTAATATAATTCCTAAGTCATTAGCTCTATCAATAAATGTTTGTAGACCATCAGCACCATCTCTAAAGATTTCACTAAATTGTATTCCTGCTCTACCAAATAAATTAGCTAATGCTGTAGCTCTTTCAGCTTCAGAGCCAAGCTCACCCAACCCTTCGGCCACATCAAATAAAATTTCTTCGTAACTTCTTAAAGAGCCATCTTGATTTTTTATTTCTACGCCTAAATCTCTAAATATATCAGCTTGAGTTTTAAGCCCTCTACCTGCATCACCTATTGACCTAGCAAATTTTTCTAAACCTTTTTGAGTTTGTTCTACAGTAGTTCCTGACTCAATAGCAGCTAATTGAAATGCTTGTAATGTATCGGTAGCTATACCTGTTCTTGATGCTGTTTTACCAAGAGTATCAATATAATCAAATGATTTTTTAGTAAATAAAGCCAAACCAACAGCAGCACCAGTAGCAGCTAATCCTACCTTACCTACAGCCATGCTAGCTTTACCAGCTACAGAGCCAACACCTTTAAGACCTTTAGTAACCTTATCAAATGCTGCTTTAGTTTTATCAACTGCGGTTAATTCAAACTTTACT